TTTAGATAAAGGTGGAGAGAATTTTAAAAAACTATACAATGCCTCAGATGTCACAAAAAGAAATAGAAATGGTCAGACAAAGTCTGGCTTATACTCTCTTTTTATCCCAATGGAATGGAACTATGAAGGATTTATTGACGAGTATGGAATTCCAGTCTTTACTACTCCTGATATCGATAGACTCACGCCAGACGGTGAATTAATAGATTTAGGTGTAATAGATAGTTGGCAAAACGAAGTAGATGGCTTAAAAGATGATCAAGACGCTTTAAACGAATTTTATCGTCAATTCCCAAGAACTACAGAGCACGCGTTTCGAGATGAGGCAAAAGGAAGTATATTTAACTTAATCAAAATATACGAGCAGATAGATTATAACGAAGAACTATCTAGAACTCTAGGAATTACAACAGGTAATTTTCAATGGGTAAATGGAATCAAGGATTCACAAGTAATATTTTATCCAGATCCAAAAGGAAGATTTAAAGTTAGTTGGGTTCCACCTCAACAACTACAAAATAGAGTGATACTTAAAAATGGTATTAAGTATCCCGGTAATGAACACATGGGTGCTTTTGGTTGTGATAGTTACGATATATCAGGAACGGTAGACGGAGCGGGATCAAAAGGAGCTTTACACGGCTTGACTAGGTTTAGCATGGAAGATGCTCCAGCTAACAGTTTCTTTTTAGAATACTTATCAAGACCCCCGACAGCCGAGATGTTCTTTGAGGACATTCTAATGGCTTTAGTATTTTATGGGATGCCTATACTCGCAGAGAACAATAAACCTCGTCTCTTGTACTATCTGAGACGTAGAGGATATAGAGGGTTTAGCATGAACAGGCCGGACAAGATATGGAACAAATTATCCGTTGCAGAAAAAGAAGTGGGTGGTATACCCAACTCCTCGGAAGATATTAAACAAGCTCACGCGGCAGCAATTGAGATGTATATACAAGATCACGTTGGAATGAAGCAAGACGGAACGTTTGGTGATCTATATTTCAATGAATTATTAAACGATTGGAGTAAGTTTGATATAAATAAAAGAACAAAGCATGATGCGTCAATAAGTTCTGGTTTAGCTATAATGGCTAATAACAGGCACTTATATGCACCAAATGCAAAGATAGAAAAACCAAAATTAAACATACATATGTCTAAGTATTCAAACACAGGTGGTATGTCTAAAATAATTAAAAAATAATATGAGGAATTTTCCAAGTCAAGTAGTTAGCGATGCAGAGAAGATAAGCTATGAGTATGGACTCAAGGTTGCTCAAGCTATAGAGGGGGAGTGGTTTGATGAGACAAACAGTCAGAGCAGGTATGCTAACGGTAGAAATAACTTTCACAATCTTAGGTTGTATGCTAGGGGAGAGCAATCAATTCAAAAGTATAAGGATGAATTATCTATTAATGGTGATTTGTCTTATTTAAATTTAGACTGGAAGCCGGTTCCAATTATATCTAAGTTTGTTGACATAGTAGTTAACGGTATAGCGGAAAGAACTTATGATGTTAAAGCTTATTCACAGGATCCATATGGAGTAAGCAAAAGAACTCAATATATGGCCAAGGTTCAGGAGGACATGAGGACCAAAGAATTAAAGCAATTTGTTAAAGATAATTTTGGGATGGACTTGTTTAACGGTAACCCAACGCTGCTACCGGATTCACAAGAAGAATTAGATCTTCACATGCAGTTGAATTACAAGCAAGCTGTTGAGATAGCAGAAGAGCAAGCTATAAACGTTTTGTTAGAAGGAAGTAAGTATGAATTAATTAAAAAGAGGTTTTATTACGACTTAACCGTTCTCGGTATAGGCGCGGTAAAAACCTCTTTCAATACTTCTGAGGGTGTTGTTATAGACTACGTTGATCCCGCAAAGTTGATTTATTCTCACACGGACTCCCCTTACTTTGATGACATATATTATGTTGGTGAAATTAAAACAATTCCAATAAATGAGCTTATAAAGCAGTTTCCACACCTTACAACTGAAGATTTAGAAGAAATCCAAAGTAAGAGTGGCATAAGTAACAGAAACAACAAGCGGTATAGAGAAGGTAACAATGACACGAATAAGATAGATGTGCTTTACTTTAATTATAAAACCTATATGAATGAGGTTTATAAATTAAAAGAAAGTGCGTCTGGAGCTGAGAAAGCTATTGAAAAAGACGACACCTTCACTCCACAGGAAAGTGAAAACTTTAGCAGAGAATCTAGGAAAATAGAGACTTTATATGAAGGCGCTTTAGTATTAGGGACTAAAAAGCTGTTGAAATGGGAAATGTCCAAAAACATGATGCGTCCAAAAAGTGATTTCACTAAGGTTAAAATGAACTACGCTATTTGCGCGCCGAGGATGTACGAGGGCCGCATTGACTCGTTGGTAAAGAGAATCACCGGTTTTGCTGATATGATTCAATTAACACACTTAAAACTCCAACAAGTAATGTCTAGAATGACGCCTGATGGTGTTTATTTAGATGCTGATGGTTTAGCTGAAGTTGATTTAGGTAATGGAACAAACTACAATCCACAAGAGGCTTTAAATATGTTCTTTCAAACTGGATCTATTATAGGTAGGAGTTTAACATCTGAGGGTGATATGAATCCAGGTAAAATCCCAATTCAAGAAATATCTAGCGGGAGTGGTGGTCAGAAGTTACAATCTTTAATAGGTAATTACAATTATTACTTACAAATGATAAGAGATTGCACTGGACTTAACGAGGCTAGAGATGCCGCCAATCCAGATCCAAAATCTTTAGTAGGTGTTCAAAAAATGGCGGCTGCCAACTCTAATACTGCCACGAGACATATACTGCAAGGGGGCATATTCTTAACGTCTGAAGTTTGCTCGTGTTTATCGTTGAGAATATCTGATATTATAGAGTACTCCCCAACAAAAGAAGCTTTTATACAATCTATTGGGGCTCACAACGTAGCGACATTAACGGAAATGGGTCAACTGCATTTGTATGACTTTGGGATATTTATAGAATTAACCCCAGATGAAGAGGAGAAAGCTATGTTAGAAAATAACATCCAAGTAGCATTAGGACAGCAAAATATAGAGTTGGAAGATGCTATTGATCTTAGGGATATAAAGAATATAAAACTTGCTAATCAATTGTTAAAGGTTAGAAGAAAAAAGAAAATTGCAAGAGACCAACAAGTAGCACAAGAGAATATGCAGGCTCAGGCACAGGCTAATATTCAACAGCAACAAGCTTCCGCTGAACTTGAAATGCAAAAACAACAAGCGGTAGCTAGCACATCTATATCTATTGAGGAGGCTAGGTCTCAATTTGAGATAGAAAAACTTTTAAAAGAAGCGGAGATAAAAAAGCAGTTGATGGAGCAAGAGTTCCAATATAACATGCAGCTTAAGGGTGTTGAGATAGATCAAAAAACCCAAGGAGAAAAAGAAAAAGAAGATCGTAAAGACAATAGAACAAAGATTCAAGCTACACAACAATCAGAAATGATTGAGCAAAGAAAAGGAAGCACAGGACCTAAGAATTTTGAGTCTTCAGGTAACGACGTATTGGGAGGCATTGATATGTCAAACTTTGGTCCTAGATAAATTTATTAACTATTATTATATTATATTATGGCAAAAAAAGAAGAGCCAATCGCTGATAGCGAGACTGGCAAAATTAAGGTAAAAGCAAAAGAAGCGAAACAACCAGATGGTAACGAGACGAAAGGAAACGTTACGAAGGTTAAAGCAAAAATGAAAAAACCAGCTGAGACTATTGAAGAAACTATCACGAAAGTTGACTTAAATAAACCAGTTGAAGAAACTAAGGTTGAGGAACCTGTTGAAAAAACAGAAGAACCAACGATGGTTGTTGAAGAGATTATTGAAGAGGTTGTTGAAAACCCAGTTGAGCAAGTAGAGGTAGAGACACCTGTCGTTCAAGAAATAACAGAAGAATCAAAACAAGAGGTCGAAGAAGTTGCGGACGTTGTAAAAGAAGCTTTAACAGAATCAATGGAAACTGGGGAAGCGTTACCAGAAAACATTCAAAAGTTAATGCTCTTTATGGAAGAAACTGGTGGTGATTTAAATGATTACGTTACACTTAATCAAGACTACTCTGAATTAGACAGCCACACTTTATTAACAGAATACTATAAATCTACTAAACCACACTTATCACAAGAGGAAATTGAATTTGTTATGGATGATACTTTCTCTTACGATGAAGACGTGGATGAGGATAGAGAGATAAAAAGAAAAAAATTAGCTATGAAGGAGCAAGTTGCTCAAGCAAAGCTACACTTGGAAAGTGTAAAATCCAAATACTATGAAGATATCAAAGCCGGTTCAAAACTCACGAGTGAGCAACAAGAAGCGATTGATTTTTTCAACAAACATAACGAGGAGTCAGACAGAAATTATGAACTCAATAAAAGGCAGCACGATATCTTTGCAGATAAAACTAACAATGTTTTCAACGACAAGTTCAAAGGTTTTGAATTTAATGTTGGAGAGAAAAAGTTTAGGTATAATGTTAAGGATGCTGTTAAATTGAAAGAAACTCAAGGCGACATTAATAACTTTATCAAAAAGTTTTTGACTAAAGACAATACAATGGAAGATGCCGCGGGTTATCATAAAGGACTATTTACTGCAATGAATCCAGATCAAGTTGCCAATCATTTTTATGAACAAGGTAAAGCGGATGCTTTAAAAGAAAGTATTGCTAAATCTAAAAACGTAAATATGGATCCTAGGCAGGCTTATAGTGAGAACATAAACACTAGTGGATTAAGGGTTAGAGCGTTAAATGATGATGGACCTGATTTCAAGTTTAAAATTAAAAACAAAAATAAATAACAATTTAAAATTTAAAAATTATGGCAATTACTGCAGGAGGTAGTTTGAATAGTGTTCCAGCTTCACAAAAAGCAACATTATCTACAAACTATCTAGACTTAGCTGGAACAACCGGAGAAGGTTGGGCACAGCAATATTTACCAGACCTAATGGAAAAAGAAGCTGAAGTTTTCGGACCGAGAACTATTTCAGGTTTCTTATCTCAAGTTGGGGCTGAAGAATCTATGACTGCTGACCAAGTTGTTTGGTCTGAACAATCAAGATTACACTTATCTTACACATGTACAGTTGTAGGTGCTGGTGATGTTAATGGTACAATAGCAATTACTGCTGATATCGATGGTGATACAACGGTAGGTGCAACGACATCTAGAAAACACGGTATTAGAGTTAATGATATGTTATTAATAGCACAATCTGGAGTTGTGATCAAAGCTTTAGCTGTTGAGACTCCAAACTCAAACGTTGTTTCAATTGAACCTTACGCTAACGATGTTGCTTCTGATGAATTATCTGACGCTGCTGCGACTGTATTGGTTATTGGTTCTGAGTACGGTAAAGGAGCTTCTTATGCTGATGAAACTGGTACATATAAAACTGATTCAAGAGGTGCTAACGAACCTACATTCAAATCGTTCAGTAACAAACCAATCATTATGAAAGATTACTACGAAGTATCAGGTTCTGATACAGCTAGAATTGGTTGGGTTGAAGTTGCTTCTGAAGATGGACAATCAGGTTACTTATGGTACTTAAAAGCTGAAGCTGACACAAGAGCTCGTTTCAACGACTACTTAGAGATGACAATGTTAGAAGCTGAAAAAGCTGGTGCTGATTCTCTTATTGGTTTTGGTGCTAACAGTCAGGTTAGAGGAGCTGCGGATGCAGGTACTCAAGCTGGTACTGAAGGTTTATTTGCTGCTATTGAGTCTAGAGGTAATTTAACTTCTGGTATTACTGGTGTTAATGCTGCAACTGATTTAGCTGAATTCGACGCTATCTTAGCTGAATTTGATAAGCAAGGTGCTATTGAAGAAAACATGATGTTTGTAAACAGAGCTACTTCGTTAGCAATGGATGACATGTTAGCTTCTATGAATTCTTACGGAGCTGGTGGTACTTCTTACGGAGTA